TTTGTTAGAGTAGCTCGGGGCTAAATCTAATACTTAACATACATCGAGGTAATTCCGACATATTATGTACAGTGTGCGGCTTATCGACTCTAACTATCATAGGAGACCCAATAAACACTTTATCAATCACTGTTGGTTCACTGTTCCACTTTAAATGAATAGATGGGCGGCCAATTGGATTATTATATAGTTTTTGTTCATAGTCGCCCTCAAACCACATCATACAGCCATCTTGACAATTGTTAATTGGAATATTCAATGCTGAAATAAAGTCTGGAATATTTGCGCGATACCCGTCTATGTGAACACCGCGAGTATGATTGCCAACTTGGAAAAATATAATAGCATCTCTAATAGTGTGGTGAAGCTTGCCAGTCGCATTAACAACGTCAGCACCCAATTGTTCTACAAGCCATGGGTAGTCATCTTTTGGCACACTCATAGCGTGAAGTGTGCCAGCGTTTGAAATTAAATGTGTATATCTATCAGCAATATTTGTCCAGTTGCTTATAGTTATTGGTCGATAATATTCCATACTAATATTTATATTGGCCGGCCCTGAGAGGTTCGAACTCCCAACTTCCAGTTTCGAAGACTGGCACTCTATCCAATTGAGCTAAGGGCCGTAATTTCATCTACTGACTTATTAAATGCTACAGTAATTAGTAGTCTTGGGCCTGGACTCAAATTAATACTATGAACACAATCTGTTTTAACAAATGCGCTCGGCGAAGATACGTTTGCTTCTACAATCGGAGCAGTTCCTAGAAAGTCAATTCTACTTTGTATAGTATCACCAGGGACTACCTTTGTTTTGTATTCAAATCCTGTTTGATTATTCTTTCTAGATATATCACTTAGTGCCGGATGACTATCAGTTATATCTGGCCACCAGTGCATTGTGTCTAACGGATTCCCAAGTATTAGCACATTAAATCTACTAGATATTAGATTTCTTATTCCTTGCTGATTAGTAATAAAATCTATGTGCGGGTTACACATGGCACTAGTTGCTTGATTACTAATATGAGCAGAAATACCAAAGTGCGATACATCGCAATTATAGGTTGCTAGAAATTGTATTAATTCCTTACCGGCTAGGCTATTACGCCATTCTAGTTGAGAATGTACTGTGCCCTGTGTACTATCTAAATTATGATAAAATTCTTTACTAAATCTACCAGTGTATCGATCTAATATCCAGTCTTTTGCTTGTTGGGAAAAGTCGAAAGAAGTTCGATGGAAGAATGTAGTCATCCTGTATTTATGGCACCGCAAGTAGGACTCGAACCTACATTGGACACTTTAGAAGAGTGTTGCCTATCCCTTAGACTATTGCGGTATGGTGCTCGAGTAAGGAATCGAACCTTAATTACTAACGTACCAAGTTAGTGTACTGCCATTGTACTACAAGAGCATATTAAAAACCGCTAGTTAATAACAAGTGTAGCCTTGCAGTATCTGATTGATTACAAAACGTATGTTCTATGCGGCTAGGATCTAAGTACCATATACGACCATCTGCTGGCATGTGTAGTTTAACAATCTCGGGGTGTCTTTTTAATAACCAAAAACATTGAGTATTAGTTATTAACGGAATATGATACCGATTTGGTGTGTGAAAATCTTTGTGAAAGTTATAATTTTGATTTGATCCCAACCATATTAGCTGTGCCCTACCTTGAAACTTTTTAGTATGTTGATTGTATATTTTATGAACAAGTTTTCCTATGTACAAATCTTGGCTCTCAGATAGATGTTCTGTAAAGTCTGATTCATTAACATCTTGTTCAATGACCGACGCATGTTTTCCAGTATATTTGTTCCAACGATCATCTCCAACTAACTCGGGAAGATGCGTTAAATTTATGGCAAATCCAAACTTTGTTTTGCATCTTTCATTTATATCGTCTAATGTTAATCCTAACCGATTTAATAGCGTGTTAACACTATCGAGTAATAGTAACATATCTACTCTATCACTTAACGGATAACAAAATGGTAGGAGTGTATCAACTTCTTTCATCTTCTATTTATAGTGGCATTGGTACCCCAGGCGGGATTTGAACCCGCATTTAAATTTCTCCTTTTGAGAGAGACGACTTTGCCAATTTGTCTACTGGGGCATTGTTTGGTGCTACCTCCAGGGATCGAACCTGGTTCACCGGTGCTTCAAACCGGCGCTATGACCACATCAGCTAAAGTAGCAAAATTAGTACAAGTTGTTCGCCGCACAACTTGTAAAGCGGGGGTCTGTTCTTATACGTACCAAATCTCTTTAAAGCCTTCTTCTAGAGTTGGCTCTTCCCATCCTGCGATCATACCGTCAATGACATTCTTTGGAATGTTCTTGCCCGGCCGGCCACTTAATCTTACATCTAACTCGTCTCGATTTGGTGTACGGAATACAACAGCAATATGCTCGTACTCGGGTAACGCATTAAACTTTCGAGCACGACTCATTACCGTAGTACTGGTCTGATCCCAAACAATATCTAACTGGAATGCGGCCGCCATATTAACATTCACCATCATCTGCTTGACAGCAGTGGGCATGTATTCTTCAAAGACTTCGCTGTATGTTTTACCTTGATCCTTCGCATATCCTTCAACATGCTGATCAGTACTAACATACTTGTGATCTTTTTTGTCCTCACCTAGCCAGTCCTGATTTTTATACCAAGTACTTTTACCTGCACCTGGAACTCCAATTAATTGATAACACTTAGGCATTAGATAATCTCTCAATCTCGTTGGCTGCTTCATCTAATAAGTCTGCTATACGATCGGCAGCACCTTCTTGTACACTTTTACGGGAACCGATCTGTCTACGGATCTCTGCCCGCTTACGCAAACGGAATACTAGGCTTTGTTCCGCTACAGGCAAATGGCTTTCATCTTTCATAAGTCGCCTACCTTGTCATGATGACTCTTAATTTCTCCCCGCAAGGCTCTTCGAATAGCATCTTCCATTTCTAACACAATCCAACCAGTTGCGTCAATGCCTACATCCAACGCACGATACTTTTCTAAACTACTGGTATTGCCGTGTAAGTGTCCATGAAAGTGAACACTGCCCCTATGCATTTGATCCCATTCAGCAATTGGATAGTGTAACATTACTACCTTAGTGCCGTTGTAATTGATATCCAAGTACTTGTGTACTTCGGAAAAACAACTACGAAAGCTAGGATCGTTCAATGCTTTCTTATCGTGGTTGCCTTCAATTAAAATCTTAGTACCATTTAAACGACGCATAATTTGTGTTGCCTTCTGCGCATTACAAAATGCTACATCGCCTAAGATGTAGACTAAATCGCCAGGCTCAACAATCTCGTTCCATTCGATGATCATTGCTTCTGTCATGTAGTCTACATCATTTTTAAATCGTGCTCTTGTCACCGGGCAGAATTTCATGATGTTAGTATGCCCGAAGTGTAAGTCACTTGTGACATACGTCTTCATAAACTTCTCCTTTTAAAAGTGGAACTCACGTACCCACTCGAATTGTGTTTCTCTGGCTTTTACCCATTTGAATTGAGCCTGCTTGCGTACAGGCTTTTCAAAGTCAATACAGATAAAAATCCATCCCTTGTCCTCTGAGAACATGACTGTTTCAGCAACTCGGACGATCTCTACGATTTTATCTTTCATCTTAGCTACTGTTACGGTCATTACGTTCTCCTTAATGTACAGGCTCCTTTGAGTCAACTTCGCACTCAACGATCCATTTGTTAAATTGTGTAAACTTGTTTACTTCAACACCTAGTCCAACTGCTTCGTTTACAAAATGTTGTAACAGCGCATTGTACAATTCGTCGGGCATTGTTTCTTTACTAAATTTAATCTTCATTAGTAAGTCTCCTTGACAATGTCAAACTCTGCGGCGGGCCATTTAGCTTTGAACTCATCTGTTTTAACATAGTCATTATAAGATTTAGCTTCGAAGAACACCTTGTGGAACACTGTTTTAAATGTGCCTTTCGGGTGAATCGTTAAGTAAACAGATTTTGCTTTGCCTGCCATAGTATATCCTTGCTTGTTAGTATACAAGTATTATACACTAAACAGGCAAGGCTGTCAATCAACTGATCTAAAAGTGCGCCAGTCGTCAATATTGGGCTTTTTCATCAGCATCGTAAGTCCAACCCAAATGTTTCATCATACGATGCTTAACTAAAAGATTTGGACTACGAAACCGCTCAGTATCACTGAAGCCCATCATGACTCCTAACTCACAAACTGCGCCCGAACGACAAATGCCAGCATAGCAATGAACAACCACATTCATGCGATTTTCCAATGCGTGTTGTAGCAAACGAACGAGCTCAGCGGCCTGCTCATGACTACAACGCATGGCTTCCTCTAGGGCAAAGTCTTTTTCTTCGATGTCCAAGAACTCAAAGTTGTGACGCTCTTTGAACTGATGCTTGGCTTCAGGTCGCCAGCCGGCTGGATCCACAATGCTGATCAACATACTGTTTGGGCCAGCATCGTGATGGAACCCTGTTGGGATATCAGCGGCTGCTACATTTTCAATCCACGGCATAATATTCTCCTTAAAATTTGGGGTGAAAGGGGGAATCGAACCCTCGTCAACTGTTTCACAGACAGCTATGTTACCACTACACTACTAACACCATAGATTGGTACCGCCGGAAGGAATCGAACCTCCATTTCTACGTTCGTAGCGTAGGGTATACTCCATTATACGACAGCGATAAATTTGGCAGGCGCATTAGGGATCGAACCTAAACTAACAGAGTCAAAGTCTGTTGTGCTACCATTACACAATGCGCCAACAATAAAACAGGATAGCATTTTTTGGCTTTTTTTCAAGAAAAGATTTTTAATGTTTGCTGTTGCTATCCTAAACTGGAGCGGGTGATCGGAGTCGAACCGACGACAATCACGTTGGCAACGTGGCGCTCTACCAGCTGAGCTACACCCGCATATAAAATATTGGAAAAGAACATTGAGAGTTTTGGTCCACAATCAAGTGAAACTTGGCTACCCAGTACATACAGTACTGCTCTACTTGTCTAGCAAACGTGGAGTGCCACTTGCGTTCGAGGATCGCCCAGACTGTATGTCCTGATCCACCACCCGGCTGAAGTGAGATTTATAACCTCCGGCTAATAACGGCTTCCGACCTTTTATAACCCTTCTTTCGAAACTTCCGAACACCTTATGTTCTTTACCAATATTTTATTTTGTTCCAATGATCATGTATCTTGTAAATGACCATGTGGGATATTTAAATTCTAAACTGCCTTCGTATACTACATCTGTAATATTATACAGTTCTTTAAACTCTGTCAAACTTTTTGAATACACTATATGATCATCATGTGGCATGTTATTACCTTGTAGTACAACTCGTGTACCGGGCGCAATGGCATCAAACCATGCTAGACTTTCAAAATGCTCAGTACTAGTGTTAATAACAAGGTCTGGCGCACCCGCAATAGTTTGATTACAATCTACAGTGTACGCTTTGAACTGCCAATTCTTTGAAACCCAATTTTCATTGATCATATCGGCGATAGATTCGCATGTTGGGTCCATATCGTAGCTTTCTATTTTTGCTACTTTAAATTGTTCACGGCTTAATAACAAGAAAGCTAGCACTCCGTACCAACCGCCATATACGTGTGTCAGTTCACTAGTCCATCCTAATTGTTCAAGCTCACGACACACCCATAACTTGCTGTCGATTTGTCCACTTGTAAAAGCATCTGTATTAAACATACAATACTTATTTTTTATTATGGTGGTAACGGTGAGATTCGAACTCACACCGGGCGCCGTATGAAGGCGGTGCACAACCATTATGCTACGTTACCATAAGGATAACAACTAAGTAGTTCCACCACATTATTGGAACCATTTAACTGATTTAACAAGTCCGGACAGTAGTCGGTACGTTACTTGAGATTCATCCAGTACAGTCCCCTTTACGGACACTACCCTTCCGAGTAGTTGGGAGTTGAACCCATTAACCTTCTACTATACAGTACCTTCGAAGAATACTGAATAGCGTGACTTCACTTGCTAACACTCAATTGTTATTCTTATGGTAGGGGCACAGGGACTCGAACCCTGATAGATCGGTTAAAAGCCGACTATTCTAGCCTTTGAATTATACCCCCATATGGTCCACGCTCTGAGAATCGAACTCAGTTAGTCCGGTTAAGAGCCGGGTACTTCGCCACTAAAGTTTAGCGTGGATGGATCGTAAATATTTTCTTTTACGTGCCATCCAGGACCATACGGGGGTCTAGGATGACACTAGAGTTTACCTCGTTTCATGTCATTCTCCATTTTAAAAATTGGTTCCCAGAGCAAGAATCGAACTTGCGAAGACCGGTTATCAGCCGATTATTATACCATTTAATTATCCGGGAAAATTGGCGGAAGTAGTAGGATTCGAACCCACGGACCCTTTCGAGCCTTCAGTTTTCAAGACTGCTGCCTTAAGCCATGCTCAGCCATACTTCCATATTAGGTGCAGGGCTTCCACCTACTCCCACATCGCTTTAAAGTCTGCGTGTCCAAGACTGGTTGATTGGTACCCCTGGGCAGATTCGAACCGCCATCCAGCAGATTTTAAGTCTACCCGCACTACCAATTAGCGTACAGGGGTATATTGGAATAGGGAGTGGGATTCGAACCCACGGGTTTACAGTTTTGCAGACTGTTGCATTGGGCCTCTCTGCCATCCCTATATGGTGTGGTACCAGCGGAGGGAATCAAACCCTCTCAAGAACGCTAATCTGGCGCTAAAAGTCTTATAAGGACTCTCTGACTGTCAAGTCTCGCTGGCATATGGAGCGGGATAGGAGAATCGAACTCCTGACTAAACCTTGGCAAGGTTTCGTTTGACCATTAAACTAATCCCGCGGTATATTGGTACACGATACGAGAATCGAACTCGTCTTTCCGCCTTGAAAGGGCAGCGTCCTAACCGATAGACGAATCGTGCAAATTGTTTGGCGTACCTCCAGGGACTCGAACCCCGACGAACAGTTTTGGAGACTGTGATGCTGCCATTACATTAGAGATACATTGTCTGGCTCCCCGAGTACGGATCGAACGTACGACATCTTCGTTAA